GCTTGCGTAGTCGCCCCGCCGCCGGTCAGCGAGGCCGTGACGCCAGTGCTTGTGGCCCCCGTCCCGGCCGCCAGGATGTTGTGGCCGATGATCACGCCAGCCACATCATCAACGGTGACCTGGACGTTCGCGCCAGTGAGGCCCTGCGTGTTGTTGAACGTGATCGTCGGCTGCCCGGTGTAGCCAGCGCCGCTAGAGCTGAACTCCAGGTCAGCGAGACTGCCTTGGATGTTGCACGTAAACGCGGCCCCGCTTCCAAGGCCGCCAGAGAATGCGACCTGCGGGGCGGATGTATACCCCTCACCACGGCCAGTGACCTTCACTCCGGACACTCGTCCGTTGGCGACGGTCGCCGCACCAGTCGCCTGCGTCGTCGCCCCGCCACCGGAGAACGTGACTGTGGGCACACCACCGTACCCGGCACCGCCGTCGATGACCTGCACGGCAGCCACGTAGTTCTTCTGGCTGGCCGTGGAACCGACCGGGGCTACGAATACGGATGGCTTGGAGATCCCGAGCGGCTCCAGGTGCGGCGTGTCGCCATCCCACCGGAACCCGCGCCCGTAACCGTCCACACCGTACATGTCGTTCCAGCGGCCCTTAAAGAAGGACAGCGGCCGGGTGCCAGCGTAGGACAGGACGGTAGCCGTGGCGGCTGCACCGGAGCCTGTGGTTGCGGAGAAGGAAATGGCCGGGGCCGATGTGTAGCCGGTTCCGGCGTTGGTGAGGACCACGGCCTGGAGTGCCGTGCCGTTCATTTGGGCAACCGCAGCCGCGCCCGTCCCACCGCCACCGGAGACGACCACGGTCGGAGCGGAGGAGTATCCGCTTCCGCCAGTGGCCACAGTGATCTTTACGACTCCGGACGCCAACTGCATCAGGACGGCCCCTTGCCAACGTACACGTATCCGGACGAGTTCTGGTAGACGATGTGCGGCACCGTGCCGTGTTGGTAGTGGAAAACCTGCACCACCGGAGACGACGCACCTGTGTGCGTGGCGAACGTCACGCTCGTCACGCCAGAGCGTACAACCACGGACCCGGGAACAAGAGACTGCAGGTTGACCTGCGTGGCCGCGGCACCAGGAGGAACCGCATACGGACCTACGTTCGTTACCAGGCCCTTCCAGGCATTGATGACGATCATCCTTGGTCCGGCTTCAGTGGGGTGCGCCAGCCGCCGTCATGGTAAATCTGCCGACTGCGACCGGAGATCGGAGCGAGCTGGTCTTGCTCCATGGCCAGCCGCAGATCACGCTGATAAAGCTGGAACGCCTTGTCCTCTCCCTTGCCGCGGATGCGAGCAAGCCAGTAGTCGCAGCAGGAGTCCACGGCCTGCTGCATGTGCGGCGCAACGTCCACGGGGTCCGTGATCACGTACTTGGTGGACGAGGCAATCGTCCCGCTGTCATCAGTGGTTAGCCCCGTCGCACCGCCCACCGCCGTGATCTTGCCTTCGGACACCCATGGCGTGATCGATTCAATCGGGCCCGGGTGGTTGGTTGTGTCGCCAACTCGCAGCACTGATCCGACCATGGCGGCGGAGAATGCAGTCCCGTTTCCAGTGACTGCCGTACCAGTCCTGGCGATGGTCCCCTGCCGCAGAGCCGCCTCATGGCCAGAGTAGCGAATCGGCCTAGCGGAGCGGCGGTACGTGAAGTCCACAGTCTCTGCGGTCGTCGGATAGCCAAGCAGTTTGATGGCCCACCCAGAACCCAGAGGATCTTTAACGATGGTCCAGTGGTACGGCTTGCCAGACGAGCGGGCGACACGCTCAATCTTCATCGCCTCGTCCGGACTGAGGTAGATGCCGCTCCACCAGTTGAACTCGTCGCTCGGCTCGTCCATGTTCCGGAAGTCGGACGGCAGAGGATACAGCGTTCGGATGAGCGTGTATGCCGACAGGGCTGGCTCGCTCACGCCCGTGAACTGACTGCCCAGCGTTAGGCTGGTCGCAGATGTGAACGTGGACACCGGGTACGACCTGTCGCCGCAGCGGATCGTCCAGTGGCCGGCATTCGTCGCCGTCACGCCAGCGGTGGAGAAGGAGCCGCCCGTGAGCGTCACCACTCCGCCAGATATGGCCACCGTGCCAGTGGAGTACGTGGCGTTGGTCACCACCCGGCCGTGGACATGGTAGTACGACCAGTCCCGGATGGTGGTCACCTCGCCATACGCCTTCTGGACTGCCGTGCGAATGTCTCGTTGCTCTGCGTCCTGCGGGCCGCCGTAGGACGAGACGATCAGCGACTCAACAAGATCGAAGTATGTGAGGTAGCTCACGCAGGCTCCTGCGGAAGGAGTGCGACGGCCTCAGACCACGGGATGACTTCGACGTTCGGCAGAAGCACAGCCTTGTCGGCCGCTTCCCACATGGAGTGCATCCACCGCCCAGGCCCGATGGCCGTCAGGAGGTCGGCCGAAGTCATGTACCGACCGTCCGCTAGGATTCGCGGGACGATGTGGCAATCAGGCTGACCGTACAAATCTTGTAATTGCATGAGCCGCGCGTAGATGGAGTCCCCAAACACCAGCGCGTACTGCCTGGCGTCCTCGTAGGAGATCGGAAGCGTCAGGTCTGCGAGCGTCATGTTCGACCAAGGGCAGCGCGGAATGTCGTCAGGGCGTCATGGTAGGCCGTGCGGCCGGCGGTGGTGAACGCCGCGCCGATGCTGTACGAGTCGATGCGAGAGTGGAAGTATCCGGTGATGCCTGTTCCGGTCTGATTGCCTGCGAAAATCAAAAACGCCGTTGTGTGTGTGGCTGAATACGCGGCGAACGTGTTCTGCCCGAGGCTCACGTTTCGGGCGAACGATTCGCCAATAAGGCCGTTGGTGCCGTCCAGTTGGCACAGGTACTGCGTCCGACCAGTGACCGGAGAGGCGTTGCCTGTTGGCTGGATGCCACCAGAAAAAATACTGACTCGCGGCCTATTTGCAGTCGTCCCGTTGAAGTTCTGCTCCATGCCGAGACTGCCCGAAAGGTTCACTCGCGCACCGAGCAGGAAACGAAAGTTTTGTGTCGCATCTGGCACAAACGACGCGAACAGGTGAACCTGATTTGACCCCAGGAAGGTCATCGGCAGGCCGGTCGAAAGGTATTTCGATGTGCCGTTTCCCAGGAGTCCGTTGTTCTCGGCATAGTCGCCTTGGGCGAACGTGCCGGTATTTTCGTCGGTCGCGTTCCCCAGCGGCGCCGCCGTGAACGATTGAGCGCGGTACAGCGGAGTCCTGACGGCGTTCAGCGCCGAGTCGGCGGTTCCGCAGAACAGATTGAGCCGATAGAAACGGTCGCGGATGCCGGCGTTGTCAATGGCTTTGCAGAAATCCGACACAGCCTTCAGCGTTGAGCCGCTGACGCTTCCGCCATTGGCGATTACTCGCGTCCGCCAGTCAGCGGCCTCCGGGTGGAAGCCGCCGGTGCGTGGCCGCAGCAGTCGGGGCGACATGGGCATGCGACTAGCCCTTGGACATGACCGTCATGGCGCACGTAGTCGCACCCGCAACCACTGGCACCACGTAATTGACGGCGAAGCAAGCGTCAGGGACCGGATGGATGCCAATCGTCAGCGCAGTAGTGACCGCTGACCCCTCGGCGTAAATCTGGCGAGGCGTGACGGTGGGGGAGACGGTGCCGAACCAGTTGATCTGCGTCCCGCCTCCGGTGTTGGCGATCATCACGCATCCGCCGCCGAAACGGCCAAACGGAAACATTCCAGAGGTGGTGGCGGCAGAACTGTTGGCCGTCACCACGGCGCCAGGAGAAAAGTGCCGTGCAATCTCGTTCATACTCCGCGTCCTTTCACTTTGTACGCATGCTTTTCGATCACCTGGGCTCGCAGCTCCTGTGCGCTTGCCCGTGGGTTCTTTCGCTTCTCGCGGCGGACCTCGTCACGGATGATGGACTCTGACAGCAGCTTGCGTTGCGGTGGTGCCGGGCCGGGGTCGTAGTTGACGCTTCCGGTGACTGCCATGCGGCGCTGCTTCGCCACCTTCAGGACATCGTCGTTGCTGCTGACCCAGGCAGCGGGATCACGCCAACCGCGGCCGTCAGCGATCCCGGCGCAGTAGTACTTGCCGGATGGGTTGATCCCGGCCGCCTTGGCCTCACGGAGCATGTAGCTGGCCTGCCGCCTGGGCAGGGTGTCGAACTGCTGGTTGTTCTGCCGCCCCTCCAGGAAGGCCCGCTCCGTACCCTTGGTTCCAGGAGGGCACTGCAGGGCCACCATTTCCGCCCACCGCTCGCCGTAGGGCAGGGCATTCTGATAGGTTTCGACGGCCTCTCGGCCCCGATCAATCACGGACTGGGGAATGGTCATATAAGACTATTGGGCCGGTGGGGGTGGTGGAGGTGCTGGCGGTTCGCCGGGTTGCGGACCTGGTGGAGGAGGCCCTGGCGGCGGCGGCGGGGGCGGCGGAACCAGGAACTCCGCCACATCCATCTGATTCACCTTGCCCCAGGTCTGCAGCATGGCGTTGAAGATTTCTGGCTTCCCGGCCTGGAGAAGCCCTTGCGCCACGGGGGAGATGATCTGCATAAACGTGTTCAGGTTCTCGGTCTTGGTGGCGACGTTCGGCTTCCGGGCGCTGCCTGCCTCAACACGGTAGGAATACTCGCGGACGATGTTGTCCGGGGCCTCGTTCTGTACGTGCATGCCCCACGCCTGGGCCGCCATCGGGCCAAGGAGCGGTTCAACGTCCTGCGGGTAGATGAGCCACCGTGCCATCAGGGCCTCCTTGCGGGCGACCTCCGACAGACGGTCCTCCAATGTGTTTGCGTAATCGTCTGGCCTGACCGAAATTTGCTCGCTCTTCACGGCGGCCTCTGCCGCACTTCGGAAGGCTGACCTGGTCATGCCATAGATGAGTTCGGTCAAACCCACGCGGCGGTCGAACAGCTCCGTGACGGCCTGGATGATGTTGTACATGTCCTGGGTGACGCCAGGCATTTGAAACACGGAGATGACATCGTTGACCGAGCGACCAACGGCCTCCGAGATTTCTACGATGTTGAACCCGCCCTCGCTCTTCTCCAGGATCTTCGATTTGATGTCGGGATCCGCGGCCTTCGCTACGCCAATCAACGTCTGCGATGAAGTGGCGATCCGCGTGGCGAGGAAAGACATCGCCCAATTGATAAAGCGAAGCTCCCCGATACCTGGTTTGATCAGACTGATCGGCCAGGAGTAGCCAGGCTGGCGGTGCCAATCCAAGAGCGTGAACGGCCATCCGTTCGGCTCCGCCCAGAAGGGGATCGGCCACTGGCAGGACATGAACAGCGACTGCGGAATGCCAGTCTGATCGACCTCTTCCTTCAACATCGCTGGTGGAGCGTTGAGCGGGAAGTCGATTCCCTCCGCAACGACGATGTAGCAGTTCGGACCAAGGGCGTCGAACTTGCCACGCAGATCCTTGTCTGCGTCCTTCAGCCGGTCACCGAACCCGGTCTTGGAGTAGACCTCCCAGTAGCAGATCAGGTCGTTCGTCTTGCCGGTCTTCTTCTTGTACTCATAGCCCCGGTCGTTCTGGTCGGCCCGAGACGAGTACGATTCGATGTGGCCCTTCAGGTCATCCCGTGACAGGCCAAACTTCGCCGCGACTTCATCGATTGGCTGGACTCGCTTGCGGGCCGCCCAGCGGATGTCATCGAACTCGTCGGCGTCAGGATCCCAGACGAGGTTGTCAACGGAATCGTAGAACGAACCGGCCATCTTCACCTGCGAGCCTGGCGGCTGGTACAGCTCATGCCACCACACCCCGGCACCCTTAATGAACGCCTCGTCCACCACCTTCCGCGTGTGGCGTTTGAGATCCAGTTCGTTGGGCGTGTAGTTCAGGTAGTCTTCCAGGAGCTTGGCGATGAGCTTGCGCCGCTCATACATGAACCCCTGCTGTTCAACAGCCTGCTGGTAGGCGACGAACATCGGATCCGGCATCATCACCGGCTGGCCGTCCATGCCGATGACCGGCTGCCCGTCCGGCCCCATCTGCGGAACTGGGGGCTGCGGATTGATACCCAGGAGCGCCGGGCCGATCACCGGGTAGTCCTTGGGCGTGACCGTTCGCACCGGGTTGCGGTGGTGGATCACGGAGCCAAAGAGCGTTACGGCCTCAAAGACACGGTTGACGACCATCCGGAAGGGCGGCGGGGTCAGGCCCTTGTTGTAGCCCCGCTCGCCCCGGGCATGCTCGTTTGCCCACATGGCGTTCGGATCTGACGAGTAGAAGCCCATGGCCTCCTTGGCGTCGTCCGAGAACACCTTCTTGTGTTTCTCGCCCTGTTTGATGCACTCCAGCCACCGCTTGGCAATTGGGCGCAGGGGATTTTCGTCGGGCATAGCGTCTCCTATTGACTAATGCCCTTACTTGGCCTTTTTCGGCTCCAGGGCCTCCAGCTTCTTCTCCAGCAGGGAAACCCGCTCGGAAAGCAGGGCAATCTTGGGATCCTTGGCCCGATGCTCCCAGAACCCGTACCGCTTCCACTCCGGGAACTCCTGCACCCCCTCGTCGCTGACATGGTGGACAGAGGGCTTCACGGTGACCCCGGCCTCGCCGGACATGGCGAACAGGGTCAGGGTGCGGGCGGCTGCCTTGCAGACAATCGCCGGGACGGCAGTGGCTCCCTCATGGGGCATAAACAGGACAATCTCACCGACATCGGCCTTGGGCATTTCGTAACTCATCGCTTCACACTCCCATTGGGGGCTAGGAACACACACGGATCTTCGGACTCACGCTGTCGTCTCAGACGTTCGGCTCGCCACTTCACCCACCACGGCTCTGGGCCAACCTTAGTTGGCGGCCTGTGGTACTTGGGTTCGTATGCACAGAGGTATTCGGCGGTCTGGCATGCATGGACCTCGCCGCGGGTCTGCGGCTCGTCGGTCACGTACACCTGGCCATTGACGGTCGTCGTCTTCTTGCGATACCGCTTCAGCTCCCGGACGAGGTTGGGGCAGCCACCCTCCAGGATTTTGAACTTGGTGGTGCCGTCGCCACGGATGTGCATGTACTGCCGCACCATGGCCGTGCGGGCGGGGATGTCGTCGGAGCCCGGGAGGAACTGGTGGCCCGTGAGGGCGAAGCGGTAGTTCCGCTTCTTCAGCTCCTCGGAGTACATCTCATGCGGCAGACGGCCGGACCCGAGGTCACGCAACGCACCGCCGTGCATGTCCATGATGGCGGCGTAGATGTACTGGTGCTGGGCCTTGGCGAAGAACTGCTCTCCCCAGATCAGGGCGTTGCAGTTGCGGATGTACAGTTCGTCGTAGAAGAGAACGAACTTCTCATCGGGCGGGACGGCAGCGAACAGCGTGGCCATCACGGCATGGCCAGGGTCAATCGACACGTACCTCGTCCAGTCAGATGGGATCTGGCCGTCTGGCAATTCGTTGCGACCCATCATGTGGACTGACGCATTGAACGTCGGGTACATGAGCGTGGAGCCGGTGGTGAACTCCCCCTCGGCCCGCATCTTCAGTTCGTCTTGCCCCAGTGCCGCCCACCGCTCCAGGTTCTTCTTTTTCTCCTCCTGGTCGATGTGGTCGTTGTCCAGGAATCGGAGAACAAACTTTCTGATGATGGGGTTCTCAATCCCATCCTCGTCCGCCCTGTCGGCCCGCTCGCACAGACCAAGGAGCGCATCATTCTTGGACCACGGCATGGCCGACCACACAAAGCGGCCCTTGCGATCCGAAAGCCGGGCCTGCATTTCGCCAACCCACCGCTCGTTATTGATGTCCTCATCGATGTGGACGAGGTCGGCTTGGAAACCCTGCGGAGGCTCGCCTTCAGAAGAGAAGCAGTAGATAGTCCAGCCGTTGGTCAGCTCGGCCTTGTTGAGGTATCCCGCGTTCTTCTGGGTCCATGCCATGTCTTTGATCATGCGCGGCGGAATCAGCGGCGGGGCTGGCTTGGACTCGCCCTTGCGCGCAGCGTCCTTTGCCGGGTTGAAGGCCCGCCACAGCCCAGTAGCCTCGTCCCGGATGATTCGGAAAGCCCCCGCCTTAAACAGCATCGGGTACACAACCATGCCGATGTGCTGCCAGTTCTTTCCGATGACCACCAAGTTTCCGTTTTCTCTTGGGTACTTCCCATGCGGATCCTGGCCGGTGGCTGCGCGGGCGTCTTCTATAAACGTGCATGCGCTCTTGCCGCTTCTGTTTCCTCCGATGACCAGCCGTTCGCTAGCCGTGCAGGCGTGGAACGCTTCCTGTTTGGGCATCGGCACCCAAAGACGCAGGGCCTCCAGGCGGCGCTCCGCAAGCGCGGCCTGAACGTCCTTCATCTGCGTCAGGGCATGCTGCGTCAGCCCACCGATGGGCTCGTCGTCAGGCTTCTGGGGAGGCGGGATTTTGGGATGCTTTCGCACGTTCGTTCATCTGCTGAATCGTTGGAGACGACCACTCGCCGCACCAGCTTGCGCTTCTAGTGACGGGGAAGGAGTCGTCCTCATCCGGCTGGACGGTCGGTGGATATCTCCGACACAGGCCGTTGCTCTGGTAAATGAATTCCCACCACCGGCAGGTTTGGCACACTTGTTCCATCAATCACCTCAACCTTCTGAATGTTCATGGCGGCCTCCAAGACTTGGCGTCTCAGCTCGGCCTCCAGCTCTTCTTCGCTCATCAACTCCAGCGGCTTCTTGGCACCGCCCATGGCAGTGTTGCCGACCACCAGGCGGACCACGGAGTCCAGCATCTTGGTGCGAAACGCTCCGCCAACGGGGGCGTCGTAGAACTGCTTCATGTAGGCGTTGGCAAACCCACGCACCCCGCCGAAGTACTCCATGATGATTTCCAGGAGTTCGGAGGAGTGCGGGATGTTGGCCCCGCCCAGTCGGGACGCCTTAATGAAGGAGTCCACGGCGGACTTCTCAATCCGCGCCAGCCGCTTGTTGCGGACCTGCTTCCGCTCGCCCTTCATCTTGTCGTTGCGGCACTTGCGGCAACGGGCATGCAGGCCGTCCTTGGACTTGTGGAAGTTCTCCGCCGTGGCCGGGTACGAAGTTCCGCAGCCGATGCAAGTCTTGTATTCAGACACTACTGGACCACACCGTGCCTTGCGTCTGGAAGTCTTTGAACTGTTCCCGCACAGCCTGCGTCACGCCATGGAACAGGCCGTAGTCATGGCCAGCCACCACATGCATGGCCAGCGGCCGCCAGAGCGCAATGTCTGCCATCACAGAGTCGTAATCATGCTCGGCGTCGATGTAGACGATGTCGAACCGCTCGCCCATGCCAGCGAAATGCTCCGCCGCGTCCCGGGAGCTGCCACGGAAATAGCGGAGCTTTCCCGCAGACGACGCCTGCTTTGTGTTTGCCAGGAACGTCTTAAAGGCCGTGGCCGCATCGACGCCTTTGGTCCCGCTGTCGTTCTTGTTGCCCTCCCAGTGGTCGATGCACGTTACCGTCGCACCAGCCTCCACCATGATCAGCGCGGACCTTCCGGCCCATGATCCGATCTCGGCCACCTTCGGCGCACGGCCATGTTTGGCGATGAAGTCCCTGACGATCTTGCGAATGGCATCTGCGTCCGTTGTGTGGAGATCCATGCCCAGGCCATTGAACGGCACGGCCTCCAGCCACTTTGGGGTTGGCAGGTCGATCAGCTTGGTGCCAGAGTCAACCTTGGCGTCCCAGCAGTCCTTCAGCTTGGAACTCACGCTTTTGGCGTCGATGATCTGCGGCTTGCTGACGCACTTCGGCTTCCAGTGCCCTGCCCAGGCGTCCCAGTTGCAGTAGACGGGACTGTACCCCAGTTTCTGGGTGCCAACGAGCGACAAGTCCCGCGTCTGCGTAACGTCCTCAGTGGACGCCTTCTCAGAGGCGTACCTGTCCTTCCACTCATAGTAGAACCACGGCTTGTCGTTGTCGGCCTTCGGCTCCGTGAGATCGAAGCACCGCATGTCGTACATGATCAGGCCGGTAGGCAGGGCGGCGCATTCCTGAATCCCGGCCAGCTTCACCGCCGTGTGCCGGTCGTACATCTCCAGTTGGAAGTCTGGGTTCGGGTTCTCCGATGCCCAGTTATTCCAGCGGAAGACATACACACACTCCACGGGCGGAGGCCCGCAGTACGGGGCACCGATGCAGCATGGCCCCTTGTGGTAGTGATCAACCAGGAAGTCGAAGCTGCTTTTGAAGAACGGCTTGGCGTCCGGCTGGCCTGCGAGGATGTCAGGCTTCATGTCGCTATCGACCATCACCAGGACATCGATGCCATGCTCCCTGGCCATGAGAACGGCCCGGTTGCGGGTCATGGTGATCGGCGTGTCGGCCAAGTTCCAGACGCGGATGCCGGCTACCCGCTCGTCCTTTGATAACTCCAGCACCGTGGGCAGCATCCACTCACGGATGTCAGGCACCTCAGAGGAGATGCCGCCGTTGCCGCCGTATGAGAACGTAACGATGCCGACCTGGAACTTTTGCTGCATGTGTCACCTCGGGGGGTAGGTAGACAAGTGTACAGTTCTAACTTAGGAATCGCAAGCGGATATAGCCCGCGTTTGGTCACATCCTATAACCACCGTGCCGCTGGGCAGGGGGCCGTACTGGGTTCAGCCGCCTATGCTGCTCCAGCCACCCGGCCGTACTCAGATCGCGGCGTGGGGCAGCCGGTGGCTGACTGGGAGACTGGGTCTGCTGGCCTGGTCGCTGCGGCAGCACTGGCTGAAGCTGCCGGGACGGGCCAGCGGACGGGTACGGTATGTTTGCATTGTTTGCTGGCCCACTAGCGGGGGGGACCAGCGTCAGAACGGGTGCCTGGCGGCTACCAGCCTGCCCTCCAGTGGTCGGCATGCGGATGTTTTGCATCTGTTGCCGCAAGCCCTCCCAGCCACCAGGCACCGCCGGTCCAACTAGGCTGCGGCCGCCGGACGGCGGTGATGCGCCGACGCCAGGCTGACCTGGACGCGGCGGCGGGGCGGCAGGCGGCTGTTGAGAGAACGGATTCTGGTAACCGTCCTGAACCATCTGCCCGGCCTGCGACCACATCTGGTTGGGGTTGAACTGCATCGGTTGGCCCCAGGATGCTGGCGGGGCGCCCTGGCCACCGTACACGCCACCCGTGGCCATGGAGCGACCGGCCTGGTCGTTGACCGACTGAATGAATGCGTCCCGCTGCCGATAGAACTGGTTGGGGTCCATCTGGCCCCACGGCGTCGTCATCTGCTGCGTGAAGCCAGGGGCACCGTATGGCGTTCCCTGCGACGGCGGCTGGATCGACTGGGCAGAGCCAGGAGTTGATGGCGTGTTGGTCGTATAGCCTCCAGCCAGCGGGCCGTCTCGGAAGATCAGGCTCATCAGCTCTCCTCCACTATGTCGTCAACGCCGGTGCCGGTGTCCTGCAGCATCCGCAGCCGCAGCATGTCCATGAGCGGCTGGTCGCCTCGCACCTCGGCAATGAGCTGACGCAGGTAGTCCAGGTTCTGAATGGCAGGATCGTTCATGTCGGTTCCCAGAAAATGGAAAAGCCTCTGACCAAGTTGCCCTGGTCAGAGGCCCCCCCTAGCCCCAAACAGGGCATAACTCAATACCGGGTCTGCATGATCGCCAGGACGTTGCTGCCCGTCGTCGCACCGACGCTGCACGCGCGGCCCAGGACGCCAAGGCCGTTGTTCCCGGCGCCGGTCGTCGCAGCACCAACGGACGAGGGCGTCACGCGGCCCGCGGTCGTCGCACCGCTGGTGGCGGCCGTGATGCAGGCCAGACGGTCGCCCACAGCCACATCCGTACCGGACAGGGCCACGGCCACCTCAGTGGGTCCGCTCACGGTCACCCAGCACACATCCTTGTCCGCCACGCCCGTGGCAGGCAGATACTCGTCCACCACACCGACACGCTCCTCGTTCGTCACGGCCGTGTAGCCGTCAACGTGCGAGAACACCGCCGTGCCAGCCGTGCCCACGGCAAACCGCACTACCCGCTTGGGAAGCAGCGCGGCGCCAGAGGCATTGCGAACGGCCACGCAGGTCTTAATGCGGCCCGAGCGCACCTTGCCGGTGGTCGGATCCACATCAGGGAACTGCTTAACCACACCAACCCAGGTCTTGCCGTCATCGTTGGAACTGACGCCCAGCGTCTGACCAAGTGCGAACGGCGGATCGATCAGAAGACTCATGTGTCACTTACTCCTTGGTTCAGACAACGAGCTTAAAGAAGTTCCTCGGGCTCTTAAACTTAAGGTTGCCGAGGGTGGAAACCACATAACGGTACTGCTGCGTGATTTCGTCGTAGAACGGTCCCTCACTGGTCAGGAGCTGGCCTTCCATGCACAGCAGCTCCACGTTGCCGGTGGCCAGGCCGTAGCCCACACCAGCCGGAACGCTGACCTCAGAGCCGACCTCCACGCCGTCGAACTCAAACACATCCGTGAAGCCGTAGCTCCGCAGACCGTTGGTCCGGCTGACGATCACGCGCTCCTTGGTGTCCAGCGTGTTGAGGAAGTCGATGTACAGACGCCGGTCCAGGAGGACCATGTCGATCTGGTCCTCCTTCGTATCGTTCCGGCGGGTCTGATGGATCGCCTCACGCAGGGCCTTGGCACAGTTGTCCTTCCAGGTCGAAGCCCCGAAGTACGAACTGTCGGCGTTCACAATCACCGGGCTGAAGAAGTCAAACTCAGGATCGACATCGCCGTCCGGCCAGGTGGACGTTGCATCGCCCGAACCACCGTACGCACCAAGGACGGTCGAAAGACCGGCGTAGGTGTCGTTCGGGTAGTAGAAGCGATCCAAGGGGTTGGCCACGCGGGCCGTGGCACCGGCTGTACCTTCCTGAATCGTCTGGGTGGCACCCATGAACGACTCAATGCCGTGGAACCGCAGCTCGTTACCGGCGGCGTAACCGTCCTGGACCCACTCCTTGGCAAGATACTGTTCCATGCTGGTAACAAGCCGACTCGCCATTTTCCCGGCAACATTAACCAGGGCCTGGGCGCTACGGTTCTCCAGCATTTCCTTCTTGTAGATGGCGTCCGTGACCTGCGCGCCACGGTACTCCAACTCCAGCTTCTTCCACAGATTCTCTCTGCTGAAGCTGCGAGGAGTCTCGCCATTGTTACCAGACGGGTTATGGTTACGGTATTGGATTTCCCAGTCGAAGCCCCTGCCTGACATGTTGGTACGGATCTGGCCCGCACCTTCCAGGGCAGCGTAGAACTTAAACTTACGCAACGAAGCGATCTCTTCCTCCCGAAGGTGGTTGACAATCGTCGTTGCAATGGAACGAGCCCAGTCGGTCGAACTGCTCATCAGATCACTCCATCGTTAACGAGTTGGCCGCGAAGCCTCTCTTCAAAAGACATCCGCTGGCGGGGTGCCCGCGGCTCAGTGGTTCCTGCACTGCGATTCGGGGTTCGGGTGGCACGTTCCCGGAGGAACTGCATGTTGCTCTCCGCCACTGGGTCCGCCGGGGCGGGTGCCTGCGGGGCTACAGGCTCGGCGTAACCCTGCCCCATTTGCGGAGCGGGTTGCTGCATCTGCTGGTAGCGGATGTTCAGCAGGTCACGCTGGAGCATGCCGGTGGCAAACTTCCAGCGGGCGTCGGGCGACTGGATGCCGAACTCAGCGGCCTGCTGGATGTACGCCTGGATGGCCTGGCCCTCGCGGGTCACGTTGCCCTGTTCGTCGTACAGCCAGTCCGCGTTCTGACGCTCCAGATCCTGAACGTAGTTCTTCGCCTGATACTGGCCCAGGTGCTGTTCGACCAGCTCCTTGGCCTTCTGCATCGCAACGTCTTCGATGAACGGCTTCAGCGTGTTCTCAGGATCCGTGACGAACTTGCGGGCGAAGTTCGCCGTGTAGTCCTGGTACTTCCGCAGGGCCTGCTGGGCCTCATAGGGGGCGTTGGGGTCGATGACCTCCTTGCCCGTCTGCGGATCGCGGATGATGTAGGACTTGTAGCTCTCTTCAACCGAGGGCGGAGCCCACCACTTCGGCTTCTCTGCAGGCTTGGGCTGGGCGGCCTCACGCTGGGCGGCCTGCCACTTCTCATACTCCGACTTGTTGCGGAGGTATTCGTTGGCCTGCGGGATCAGGTTCTGGTACTGACTCAGAACCCGCTGGCTCTCCAGGTAGCCCTGCTTGGATCGGTACAGATCCTGGGCAATGGCGAGGTCGTCCTGCCCGGCAAATTCTGGCAGGTGGCGGAACGCTTCGTACGGAGACGAGAAGCCGGACGACGGCGACTCATGGCCAGCGTCAACGGGAGCGGCAGCCTCGGGGGCCTCGCTTACCGGCGCTTCGTTAACAATTTCGTCCGACATAAACCTCAGTGCCTCGGGGGGAAGGGCTCTGAAAGGTCTAATGCCGGGCAGGGGCCGAAATTGTTACACCTGTCATTGCTTCCTTGGCGGCACACGCAAAAGGCGAATGGCATCCTCGGCACTCATGTTCAAAGAGTCTGGTACAGGATCGCCTGCTGGCCATGCTCGCACTGAGCCATCAATGGCGGCCAGATTGCCGTCCGGCATGATGCCTATATTGCCGGAATGTGGATCACTCCACTGCATTCCGCGCGCGGCCAGCGAGCGATGGACGGCATCGGCCATGTCAATCCATCGGCCCTCCTCCGCCAGGCCGCCGAGCCTGGAGCGGACGTTTGGATCCAGCACACGCGCCGCGCGTGGCTGTAATGCAACAAGCAAGCCTGGGCCAATTCGGTCCTTTGCCCAATACCCGGCCACGCCATCGACGCCTACAGGCAACTCAAATCCCCTGCCAGCACCATGCATCTGGATCTTCAACACGCTTTCCGGCGCCGATCCGCTGCTGGGCGCAGAGAAGACGATGCTTTCCCTCCCTCGTCCAATCGGCGGGCCAAGAATGACGCCGTTACCTCTGACAAATTCGTCCACCCCATCCATGGCCGCGGACGAACGAGGCATCGTCAACAGCGCTGTGGCATAACCAGCCATTGGCCCCTTGGATCGGGACAGCGATTCCATCGCATCCCACGCGCGCTCATATCTTGGCGCTGGAGCTGCGATTCCGATGGCCTGCAGCGTCTTTTCCAGTTTTCCCATGCAGGACTAATGCCTACCTATCGCTCTTCGGCGGGCGAGTCGGTCATCGCTCCGCTGGCGGCGCCTGCGGCAATGGGTGGCAGCAAGCCATACTTCCGCAAGATGCGGATGGAGTCTTCGGTGCCAGGGAACATTACGAAGTTGCGGGTGCCTTGGCCGGCGGTGCGAGAGTTGCCGTCCAAATACCGGATGCCTGGGATTCCTTCTTGCCGCATACGGATTGTGGCTATGTCGGCCGCCGTGCGGGCAGAAAGCGGCGCATACCTGTCATTTGCCGCGCGGGTGACAGACTTTTGGTATGCATCGCCCCCACGCCACCGCGTTGGTGTCGCAATGTCTGGGATGGCGCCCATGGCTCGCATTGCATCGACAATGTGCTGCGGCTGCGAGAGAACTGGCGCATCCCAATCCAAGAGCGCATCTTCCGGGTGGCCTATTGCCACTTCGTACATGCGTCCACGGCGCACGGGAGGCGGTGGTGTGTCCCCAGCCCTCCGCAAGAACTCCAGGCCCTGTTGCATGAAGTCTGGGGGCGTCTCTTTTGGAAACGGCACACCAGACAAGGCGGCCTTCATTGCCTCTTCTATATCGCGCACCGTAACAGCTTTCGCCATCGCCGCGTCGTTGGCGTGAATCCCAGAGTTTGTACGCCACCAATTGGTCGCAAACTCTTCGGGAGTCCACGCCGGCAGCGATGTCATCCGGCGATATGAGTCTGCGACTGCCTCGTTGCCAGCAAAGTACAGACCATGTCCGTAAGCCTGCGCGCCTTCGCCAGTCCCGATCTTACTTGCATCAAACCTGTCGAAGTCATACGGGCTGCCGTGATACGCACGGATGTACTTCGCATCCGGCGCCTGACCACTCACTGCCCGTAGTACTGACTCCAGTCGATCTAGCTTCCCCATGCCTAGCGAGACTCCCTGCCTAGACGATCAATGAGGTCGTCGGAAGCCGCCGGTTCCGCAAGCCATGTCGGCGCGGTGAGCGCAGTAGGTAGACCCCAGTCCCACGCCAGGCTCTTGGCCGCTGCGCCTGCGGGCTTGCCGAACACGCCGTACGCCGATGCGAATGGATCCAGCATGAGGTCAGTAACCAGGCCAAGTGAAGCCGCAGCCGCCGGGGGCAGTCCATGCTTGGCGTAGAACTCCTGGCCGGTGATCGGCTCGGCAGTGGATCCCTCCAGCGTGAGGCCAATGGCGCGCCGCTCTGGGCTCATGTCGGTCCAGTTCTGAAGCGCGTCCGCATCGACACGCCGCCGCGTATCGGCCTGGGCACTCCA